AACCAGGTATTTCAAGAACACCCTCTTCTGTTTGTATCTGCTTTGATTTGCTAACAATAGCTACAGCCGCAGCATAATCTGCTGCATTGTCGATCTTGTATTGTGGGTTATCTTGGGCCTCTAAAATAATATTCCAGGCCCACACATCTTTACCGGTGCCATCTATTCTGCCGCCAGTTTCTTTTAACTGTTGCAGCTGATAATCAAAACCAGCTTGCGCTGCTATTTTTTGGAATTCTTTTTGCCTTTCCCTTTCTTTCTCGGTTTTTTCATAAGCCATCATCATTAGTTTTTGGCTTAAAGCATCCGCCGCTTCTCTTTTCTTTGCCGTCTCTTCACTGAATAAATTAAACCCAGAAGCCAAACCATAACCAACAGAAGGCGGTCTACCGCTTGCTGCTTGTGCTGCCAGGCCTTGTGAAAGGCTGGTAGCCATGTCATACAAAGTAGGCCTTCTTTGATTGCCACCAAAAATTTGTGATAGCTTTGCAGCTTCTGCTTGAATGTCGGCAACGCTTGTCGGAGCTACCTGGCCAGAGTTTTGCAACATATTAAGATATTGTTGCTGCATCGTAGGGGTTGAAGTAGTTGGTCCGCCAGTAGCAAATACGTCTATCTCTTCTGTCGTAGAATAACCAGGCATTTACCTACCCCCAGGGTTCATAAAGTTACCGATCGCACCAAATGCACCCAGTCCTGTAGCTAAACCAGCCTGTAAAGCACTAGGCTGCGGAGCGTAAGTCGTTTGTGTTTGTTGCGTCCCTTGTGGCACTGCTTGGATAAATGGCAACAATGACTGATATTGAGCCATTGGAGCTTGCTGTGCTGTTAATAAATTTTGTCTTTGCGCATCTAGTTGTTGTTGCGCTAACTGCTGCTGTTGCTGTCCAAAACCAGATAAAGCGTTTATACCGGTCAATCCAGCTTGCTGTGCCTGTCCACCAAGCCCTTGCATGAATCCACCAAAACCTTGCCTTGATTGCAGCTGTTGCTGTCCAATCTGTCCCTGGATACTTCCAAGATTGCCTTGAGCGCCAGCTAATTGACCAGCAGATCCTAATGCTGCTTGTCCAGCACCAGATAATGCTTGCTGTCCGGTTTGTCCTAATCCTACTAATGTAGAACCTAAACCAGTGCCAGCTGTATATCTTTGTTGCCCAGACTGTCCTAGTCCAGATGCTAAGCCTTGTTGAGCAGCTAATTGCTGTTGACCTGATTGACCCAGGCTACCGGCTAGTCCTTGTTGTGCTGCCAGTTGTTGTTGTCCGGTCCTACCGAATAGATCTACAACACCTTGCTCAGCTCCTAATCTTTGTTGTGCGCCACTTGTTAATCTGTCGGCCGCACCAGTTTCTGCACCAAACCTTTGTCCTGATAAAGAACCCAGGCCAGATGCTAATTGTTGTTGTGCTCCAAGTCTTTGGCCAGATAAATTAGCTAAGCCAGTCCCAGCGGCAGCTTCTGCTGCTCTTTGTCGAGCAAACTCAGAAGTACCCATCCTCTGGGCCTCTGTAAAGCCTCTAGAGCGAATTCCGGCTAATTCTTTAGCCAAACCCCTACCAAGGGCTTCTCTACGCTCATCGGCGCTTAATCTAGCTCTAGAGCCAAATGCGGATTCTCCGCCTCTACCAATATCTTGAGCAAACTGTATCCTGTCGGCTTTGTCGCCTTCTCTTAATACATCCTCTATGGTTTGGTCAACCACACGATCTTCGTATGGATCAAAAAATTGTCTTGTTAGGTCCTGGTCGTATGCGCCGGTTGTGCCTCTGATTAAAGCCTCAGACTCACCTAATCGGCCGCCAAAGTCTTCAGCAGCACCTCGTTGTATTGCTTCAATACCGCCAAGCTCTTCACCAAAGCCCCTGGCTGCATCCAATCCTCTTTGTTCTGCTTCCGATAGCCTGGTTCCAAAACGACCGGCCGCGCCTTCGCCTCGTGCCTCCACATCGCTTAATCTGCGACCAAACTGATCTACAGCACCACGCTCTATGCCTTCGGTTTCACCCAGCCTACGTCCAAACTGATCTACAGCCCCACGCTGTATGTCTTCTGTTTCGCCAAGCCTTCCGTATAAATCTCTTGTTGCGCCAGTGGCTAAGTCTCTGCCTTCGCCAATAGAGCTTAAAAGACCCTCTAAGCCTCTGTCACGCAATGCTTGTTCTTCTGCAACGCCTCGCTGCATAGTTCCTAAAGCTGCTTCTCCTAACGCTCTTTGTCTTTCTAAACCTTCGTCAGAACGCGCAATACCTTCTCTGTAAGCTGCTTCTGCATCACCCAGGAACCTGTCTTGTATACCAATCTGGTCACGAGTGAGCTGCATAGCCCTTAATTGGTCTGGTGTTAAATCAGCGACTTGCTGTTCTACTACCCTGGGTGTTCCATCTGGATTGAAAAAAGTTCTCTCTGCTGCACGCATTGCGCCAGGTATAAACCCGCCTTCGCCATCTAAACCAAACAATAATTGCTGCGTGGTAGCATCTGCTGTTGTGCCAGTTTGTGTTATTCCAGAAACATACGGGCTTTGGCCAGCCGCATCCGTTGGAGGCGGCAGTTGTCCTTGTGGTTGATTAAAACCTAGTTGTTGCTGCCTAAAATTTCTTAACTCATCAACCGTAATGCCATAGTAGTCAGCCTCTTGCTGATCCATTTCTTCTTGTGTGGGCTGCACATAATTGTAATAGGGCATACTTGCTATGCCGCCAGTTTGGTACTCTTTAGGCATTTGCATTGGCATAGCTCCCAAATAGGTCCATCATTTCATACATCATGTTCGTGCCGCGCTCCCTATCTGGTGTGCCAGTTGGAGTCAACGTCAATATTCCGCCCTGGTTCTGCATTTCAAATCCACCAGCGCCTCTTACTGCTGCGCCAGTCATAACAAATTCGCCGTCACTTAACATGGCTGGTATGTCGTCACTGGTTTCAGTACCAGGACCATCAATCTGTCCATTCATCCTTTCAAAGTCTTCCATGGCTACATTACCGCCCTCGGCATAAGCCATCGGGTAAACTGCCCCACCCATTGCCGCTTGCATTGGCTGGCCACCCGATAAAGTTGGGATAGTACCACTAGGCAATAAACCAAACTCAACAGGGTTAGGTGCTTGTGTGCCCATTCTCTTAGCTATTTCAGCTTCGATGTTGTAACGACCTGTTGGCCCCATTGTTGTTAATGGTGTCAAAGGTACGCCGCGGTCTTTTTTAGCTTCGTCGTAAGCCATCTTGCCAAGCAAATAAGCCGGTATACCAGCAGCTGCTAAGCCACCAATTCCGCCCATTCCACCAAACATACCGCCACCACCGCCTTGTTGCTGTCCGCCTAAACCGTAGTTTGTAAGTCCTAATCTGTCTGTAAATCCTCCAGCTAAATCGCCAATCATGCCGTAGTTTCCTACGCCATCTTGACCACCACCACTGAAGATGTTGCTCAAGAAATTGCCGCCTTGTGCGGTCGCTGCCGCCCCTGGAATATTTAATGCCTGACCAGCAAAAATCATATTTGGATCTGTGATCTGCGGGTTGGCCGCTAATAACTGGTCAACACTCATGCCGTTTTGCTGTGCTATTTGACTAAGCGTATCGCCAGACTGTATTTGATATTGACCGCCAGGTACATTTGGCATACCAGGTACTTGCGCACCGCCAAATAACATTGATTGAAAATTCTTGGTTATGCCCTGAATACCGGATCCAGAACGAGATAACATTTGCGAAGGATCTGTGATACCAGTCGGTAATCCAACCTCACCGGTTATCTTATTGTAGTAATTACCCTGGGCATCTTGTGCATAGTCATCTGGGTTTTGTGATTTAAACAACCCTTTAGCGGTGCCCAAAGGATCATTAACCAAGCTACCAACACCTCTAGATAAAGCGCTTGGCATATCTTTAAAGCTTTGCCCTAAACCACCAAAGAATGTGCCGCTTGTTCCGGCACCTTTAATAGCGCTTATGCTGTCACCAATGCTTGGACCCGTTCTTAACGGTCCAGCTACAGTTAATAGTGACAATGGGTTAGCTCGGCCTTTGGCTACGTCATAAACTGTACCGGCCTTATTAACTAATGCTGCAATCGGCTGCCAGGGACCAGGTATAAACTGAGCCACCTTGGCTATAGGTCTTACAACCTTTTTAACTACTTTTTTAACGCCCTTGGCTAATTTTTTAAAAAAACCAAATTCTTCTAAACCGGTCATTGGGTTTAGTGAGGCTATACCTACAGAAGAAACGGCCATCTCTGGATCTATGCCCAGCTCTTCAAATTTTGCGTTTACCGTTCTTTCAAATTGTTCGTCTTCAAAGGCTTCTGGCGGCAATATAACTTCGCCAGGCCTTAAATGAGCCAATGATGTATCTTCACCACGGCCTTGTGCTTGTATCTGTGCAGCCATCTCGCCTAATGGTGCAGAAGCACCAACCATAGCTGCTTCTATCATTCGATCTAATGCTTTAATTTCGTCGGGGTCTTTTGCTTGCGATTTTTGTATCTGCAAACCTTCGATGGCTGACTCCAGCTCCATAGCTGGATCCATTGGTTGCATCTGCTCTTCTGGCATTGCCATTGGCATCATCGGAACACCACCTTCTTGATAACCCATGGCTTCATACTCTGCATGAGTAGCGCCTGGCATGACCGTCCCATCCGGCATTGTATGGGTCGCTTCTCCTCCACCCATAAATTCCTGTACGTCGTACCGCTTCATTAATGCCTTTGTTAGATCGTTGTTTTCCATAATTATGTTATCTCTATAGTAACTGCCCCCACCCCAAAGGTTGCTGCAACGCCGACGGGATATGTCTGGTGCTCATATAAGTTTCTAAATGTGTTCCCATCGTATGCTTGATGCACCTCCACTGTTGTGTTAAATATTATAGCACCTGTGGCAAATTGTAACCCAGAAATGTCACTAGCGCTAAAATGCCCCACCGCATCAGGATCCACAGCTCCTAAATTTAACTCTAAAACTCTTACTAATCGGTTAAAAGTATTCGCGTCTACCGACTCTCCTTGAGCTGTCGGAAGTCTTGTCGGCAGTAATTTAGACACTAACCTCTACGGCCGGAAGCTTGTATATCTAGCCTCGTATTGCCGACTCTCCACTTGTAATCTTTTTTGTTTGCTTCTACAGAGTTATCGTCATCTGACTCAAACCGAATAGCCATTTGTCTGGTCCTTGTGCGCAGACCACCGAATGTAGTTGTCGGTGTTATCTGTGTGGTTGAATCTGTCGTTAAGCTTTCTCCAGGATAATTTCTGCGCTTGATAACCGCGTTAATAGCTGGCGTGTTAGATATGCCTCTGCTTGTGTCAAACTGCACGTCTGGCACAATTTTTTTGATAAATTGAAAGCTGTCCCCATCTCCCAGGTCAATATCGCCCGATTCAATAAATACACCGTCCATACTGTCTGTATCGTCGTTGTATCCGGTTTCGTGTAAATAAACATATTGCGATCCGGAAACAGAACCTGTAGCTCTTGGCTTGTCTTCTATACCCGCATCTAGCCAGGCGTATCGAACCAGCTTACCGATCGACCAGGTTTGTTCTTCATAATTAAAGATAGCGTATCTTGATATTTCCTCGGTGTCGTCCTCTAGAGACGGATAGAAGAACCACACCTCGGAAAATTCTGCGTTAACAACCGTATGGCATTTGAATGCCTGTCCCAGGTTTAAATCATCAAAAACATAATCTTGGACCGAGCACGGTAATTTTTGTACCGATCCGTTGTAAAAGTAAAAAGCATTTTTAGACATAAAATACACGCCATTTGGCGCGTTAGCTGCTGCCTTCGGTCCTATAAGGCCAGCTCCTTCATTAATTAAATTTAAAGCAAACGTCAATGGAGGGCCAATAAACGTCATACTGTATAAAGATGTGTCGGTCCAAATTAATGTTTCTTGTCTCGATTTGATGCCGCCAACAATCAAAGATCCAGAAGATAAACGCACCGAGCCAGCGCTATTGGTCGTTAACGGTTCAAACTCTAAATCGTTTTCTGTGTCAGAAAAGGCAACCAACATAGGATCAACAACCCCTGTTCTGCTACTGCCTGATATTGGATCTGCACCCAACACAATTAAATGTCTGTCTGTTTCTGAAGTAATGACTTGCAGCCCAATCGTTGGTACAAGATTGGCTCCACTAATACTGCTTAATTCTACGGCCCTAGTCCCAAGTCCATTGTTTTCAGTCCATCGATAGATACCACCGCCACGAGGATTTATGATTAAATTTTCACCAAAATTGTCGTGTGTCCATAAACGCAATTGGCCTACAGCTGTAATTGCGCTGGTAGATCCAAATGTACCAGCGCCCCAGGCATTTACACCCCAACCACTTGATGGCACATAAACATCTAGGCCTGAATTAATTTGATATACGCCGTCCACTCCAGCACCGCCATTACCAGAGTCAGAGGAGTTTGCAGTAACAGTAGCGCCAGAAGTGTCTTTGGCTGTAATTTCGTAAGTGTTATCGCCTGTGACTAGGCTAATTTGGTATTCTTGGTTTAGAACCGCGGCAGTTATGTTTCCGCCTAGAGAGACTGCTCCAGATATAGTAACAAAATCACCATTTACAGCGCCATGGCTTGAATCGGTTGCCGTGATAGTAGATGACCCGTCAGTGGCCGCAAATGTTATTCCATTGGTGGTGGTGGCTCTAATGGGAGTTACGTCATTATAAGCCTGGCCTTCTTCAATGTAATATTTATTGGTTGTGCCAATCCCCAGGTATCTTGATCCACCTAGAGAAATCCAAGAGTGTAATGCTCTTGCGGATCCTTCGTATGTGCTTGTGGTTAGCTTTTCCCAACCACCAATTTTTTCTGGTCTGCCTTTTCGGAAACGCACAAAGTTGCCGTCAACCCAGCCGTTTTCATTGGAATAATTAGTTTCTTCTTTATTTATTCCAGGCTTAAAATTAAATACAGTTAAGGGCATAACTAGACACCTTTAACTAATTAAGCCAATCGTATAATAGCTGCGCTACTAGAAGCACTTGGAAATACGACAGTAAAATCACCAGCTGTACTTGTCTTGTCTCCACCAAAATCAATAGCAGCAATCGCTTTGTTACCGTTGGTAGAGTTGTATAAAAGACAACCTCTTGCAGTAACTGTAGCAGTACCAAATGTAAGGTCTGCAAAATCGCAAACTGCCACACTGCCAGATAAAGCTGGGGTTACGTTTGTAAGTGCATTTCCGCCAGAAGAATAGTTTGTTCCGCTTGCTTGTCCTGTTGTAACGAATACAGTGGTACCAGCGCCAAGTGTTGCTGAAGATGTATAAAGCGCCAGCTTGATACTGTCGGCACCGTTTGTTAGATTATGCCCCTCTACAAGCAATTCTTGCTTGAAGCTGTTGCATATAGCAGATGTAATTGCCATGTTATAACTCCTTAATAATGTCCGCCATGTCACCGTGACCCTGGCCTCTTAATAAGTTTACCACAGTTGTTCGATCTGAGGCGATTCCACTGCGGATCCCTCTTAACACTATATCATACACTGCGGTCTTAAAAGCTAAAGCTTGTTGCTTAACATGATCTGGAGCGTGCTCCGATATTCCACAAATTTTGTTGGTTACTTGTGCAGCCCAAAATTCTGGATCGTGCCCTTTGTTCTCAGTAGTGTGTACTCCTACCTTTCCTAATTTAATAAATGCGTCACTCATCCTTTAAATGGCTCTGGTGGCCTTGGTATTGTTTGTATTGTGGTTTTGCCTGTTTCTATCATCTTGTCCATTTCTGATTTATTACACACAAACCATTCGTCTTTGTCAGGTATAGCAATCTTAGGATCATCTAGCCTGTGATAACCATACAGCCTATCTTCCATGGGTACGTCAGAATCCAATAATGATGACCTGGGGCTTACACCTACCTTAATTTCTTTTTCTATACACTTTGACAACCAAAACTCTACGCAAGCTCTGCCCGCTTCTGCAAAGTGCAAATTGCCTTTGTAGCTAAAATCTATGCCAAAAAGATCTATTTGTTTGACGTTGTTCCAATAAGCAAAAGCTACCGCATAAGCAACCGTGTTATTCATATATGCGCACCTGGTGGCCGCTACAACCTCATTGACTGGGTATTCAACTATGCCTGGCACCCGATCGTCTAGCTCACAAGAATAAATAGGTATTTGTAATTCTGGCAGTATTTTGCGCATTACGTCGGTTTGCTTGCCAGCGTCTTCGGTGTCAAAAAACCGACTGGCTGGGTCCATCATAAACAAACGGTCTAACTGAAATACAGCAGCTGAGCTGCCACACCCCCAAGTTTCATCCCATTCAACAGAATTCTCTTTGCCAATGACGTAATCTATTTGGGATGTACCTAGCCCAATAAGAGCGACATGAGCGCCCTCAAGTTCTTTTATAGGTTCCATTACGAAACGCCTTGTCGAAGAGAATCGTACCTGTATTCGTCGCGTTGCTTTCTGCCTTCGCTTAGATTCTTCATCCTGGCTAGTGCTTCTTTGAACCTGGCTTCAAAATTACCAATGACATCTGGAGTCTCTTTCAAGAACACAGCAGCCTCTACCAAAACACCGTAAAGCAAGGCTTCTGGGTAATCGGTCGAAAGAACCGTTGTTCCGGAATCAGACCCAGCAGTTAAACTTGCCGGCTTGTGCAGATAATGTATTTCAACCGTGTAGTTTGAATCTGGTATCGGGCTTAACTCAAAAGCAGTGTCGTCAAACAAGCTATAGTATTTGGGCCTTCCCGTTACACTTGTTGTAGGGCTGTATTCTTTTAAAAAACTGGCGTGTTTGAAATCAAGATAATGGTATTTACTGTTTGATATTACCGCCACGCTAAAGGGTGCGTAAAAATCTGTTGGGGTTGCCAAAAACCTGTTTGAAGCTGTCGCAGTACCTTGCACGTTTTTTCTTTGTACAGGCAGCTGTACATTGTTAAATATGCGATCTTCCGCTTCTGTGATAAACGTATTCAAGTTTGATGTGAATGTAGTCTCAGTAGACTCCAGGTAATCTTGAACCGTTGATTTTAATGTTGCTAATGTAAAACTCATGTTATTTCTATGGTTACCTCCCCGACACTACAAGATATTTCGTATGTCGTTAAAACTGTCCCAAGTATACCATCTTGCACATTTGTGTACACCATAAACTTATTGTTGTCGTCTGAGGTATCAGGCCTGGCATTTTTGATAGCCTGAGAATCTGCGGGGTAAGGCTTTCTATCTAGCTGTGGATGTTTTGGTGACCATTGATCTGGACCAACCAAAAGGCCGTCCCAGGTCATTTTCATGTCTCTTAGCTTGTAACGAAATCCTGTAATGTCACATATTCCGTAAGCATTTTTTCCACTAGCTATTGCCATAGTTAAGCAGAATTGTAACCGCTTAGCCTCGGAGCAACCCTAAAACTTGATCGGTCCTCATCTTGTGCTTTGGCGCGGTCAAACTCTTCCTCGTATAGTTGTTTTAACATACCGGATTTTTCTGGTGCTTTTTTTAAGCTCATATAATAAGCCAGGCCAGCAGCTAAACACGGGTAAAATCTAAATGGCACGTCTAATGTATTAGCGCCAGCGTCTGCGTCGTCCATCCTAGTCAACACATTCATGTAAACCGTATAAGTGCTAGATTTATCTGGTACCGGCCAAACAGTGATTGTCGGCGTGGTTTGTTTGTTTACAAATACCTGGTTAGGCTTGCCTGTTGTAGATTTTGTAGCCAGGTGGCTGTATTCAGCTCGGCTCATTCTATTTAACGGCATATCTGTAGTGGTATTGTTTGCTGTTTCTCTTATGTAAATATCTAAAACATCGATCGGAGCTGTAGCGTTGCTACTATCAATGTTGTATGTGCCGGTGTCTTTTACCATGGCAACGGTTTTTTCTGTAACCGTCCATTGATTGAGGCCCCTGTTTGCCCACTCAGCTAACATTAAGTTAAGACTTCTCGTTGCTGATTTTAAGTCGTAACCAGTTCTAAGCTCTAGCCCACAGCGCTCAAATGCCTCTTCAACGTAGTCTGCTACGTCTAGTTCAAAATCTTTTGATCCCGATAAAGCCATTTAATCCTCGTATAAGTTATCGAAAGTTATTGCCGGATCTAAATAACTTTCATGTCCTTCCGCGCTATGCGCCCACTGCGATGGTTTAAAATCTGGAGCGCCTTCACCTGTAACCCAAAGAGCTGGGCTTGTGGCCCTTACTCGGTTGTTAGGCAGTGCAACCAGATTGCCTTTCCATTCGCAATCTTCTGTTATATATAATACATGAGATTGCTTGTGTTGTGCAGAATCATCTGCTATGTCCGAATCTGTATAGTCAACCGTAAACAAATATTTAGCCTGGTAAAACTCTCCACCAATTTTTGCTATCCATGGAGATGAGCTTACGCGATCCATAACAGTAACCGCATGATGTCTAGATTCACAATCCCACGGTTGTGCTAAATGGTCCTCCATAGGCCTTGGAAACTCTTCTAAGGGCATATCAAAAACCAGTCCTTGTATTGGCATTCGCGCCCACATTGCTCCGCCGTGTATATTGCCTTCATCGTTGTCTTCACAATCTGACTCGCAGCCAGTAAAAACTACTTGAAAGCTTAATGATCTATCTGGAATGGTGTTGACGGCTATAACGAGCGCATGAATATACTCGTCGTGATACTTTTCGTGGTTGTGAGTAAACTCCCGCCTAACCCAGCATTTAAAGTGCGGGACGTTACTTATGAGGTAAGACACGGTTTACCTCTTGGATTTTTTATTCATCGCTCCGCCTTTAGACTTCTTCATCATAGATCCGCCTTTAGACTTTTTAGCCATTTTTCCGGCCGTGTTTGGTATTAATGGTCCACCCTTAGACATTTTCATCATAGAGCCGCCCTTGGATTTTTTGTTCATAGATCCACCTTTGGACCTTTTCATCATGGATCCACCTTTAGACTTTTTATTCATGGATCCGCCTTTGGATTTACGTCCGTATAAACCGGAATTTCCCATAGCTTTATTTGGCATAATTTTTCTCCTTAACTAATTGTATCACCTTATCTTCTTCTGCCGAGCATTCCACCTCTTACGCCGCCTATGCCCCTTGTTATTGGTGCTGGTTTTGGCATAACTGGATCTGAGATAACTCTAGGCAAAGGCCCAGGGATAATTGGTGACGGTATAACTGGTGATGGCATCGGCATTGGCACTTTAACCGGTGGTGGGCTACGTTTTATTGGTAACGGTGCTACTTTAACCGGTGGTGGGCTACGTTTTATTGGTAACGGTGCTATCTTGCCTGGTGGTCGCACTTTTATAGGATCAGCTACTCTTATGCGCCCTGGACCTTTTACTGGCACTGGCATTGGCGCTGGATCACTAAACAAGGGGTTATCAAACTCATTGATTGGTGGTACCGGCATTGGCATAGGCTCTGGTAACATTTTTCCTGGAGGTGGCGCTATTCTGGGTCCTTTAACCGGCATTGGTCTAGGCGTTGGAATAGGCCTTGGTGTTGGAGCTGGCTCCGAAATCCTTATAGGCTCTGGCAAACTAATACCAGGTACTATCGGTTCCATTTTAGCCAAGCTTTCACGAATCCTTTCTAAATCTACTCCTGGTATATCAAATGCTGGATCGGGCTGCGGTATAGCCGTTGCCCTATCTCTGCCGCCAAATATAGGTACACCGAGATCATCTACAGCAGTAGACATATCTTGTGGTGGTATTGGTCTTCGGCCACCACCTGGACCCATAATTGGATTGCCGGCATCATTATAAACATACTCTGGCCCAGCAGTTCCTAATGGGAATCTGCCAAAACCTGGACCACCCATAGTTCCGACCATCATGTCCCTAGGATCTTGTTCAATAGAAAAACCAGGCTCTCCTGGTACAGATCCACTATCGAACATATCACGCTCATCTACGTCTGGCCTTTCTATTGGCGCTGGAGGAGGTGGTGTTGGTGCCAAACCAAACTGTTGTAAGAATGCGTTTCTTTGTTCTTCTCCTAGCCCGCCATATAAATCAGCTATTGAAGGAGGTGGCGTTGGTGTTGCGCCAGCTGGCGGTCCTCCTATTGGTGCGTTAAAGTCATAACCCTCAAAGCCTGGTGG